AGTGAAACTTTGTTGAAATCCTTCACCTGTGTCACTGAGGTAAAGGTCAATAAATAAACTTTGGTCACCACTTACCGTATAGTCCTCTTCAAAATCCAAGCCGAGGAACCATTTTACAATAGTATGGAAAGGAGTAAATGACTTTAGGATTCCTCCTAAAGCTGGAATAAACTTTTTACCTAGACGATTTGCCATTATCTACACACCTCATCTAACTCAAAATCAATGCTGGTAGCAAGCATCTTGATATGTACCTCTGAAGATTTACTATTCCAATAATCAAACATAGTTGTGGCATCAAGCTCGCCTCGTTCAATAACGGCTAGGTAGTTTATTGGTAACTCAGGATTTGCCGTAAAAAACTTAAACCCACTATTTGCTCCATACCCAGGAGCTAGGTTAGCGTCAACAGAAGGGTAAAGTGCGCTAAGAACCCAGCTTACGAAATCGGAAGCTACGGTCGTGCTAATACCCATGCCGAAAGCATTTTTTTCTCTTACCATGATGGAGCTAATATCTTCAAGGTATATCCTCCTAATGGAAGCCTCTTGATAGAATCTTGAATCCTCCCAAGGTGGAACGGTACATAACTTTCCTCTATGAAGATACCCTGGAGCTTTTCCCGTAGCCTCTTGTGCAATCCAAAAATCTGACTCCTTATAATCTTTTCTATTTATAGTAATAATCTCATGTTTCAGGTGCAAGTATTCAAGAATTGCGTCAACTAAAAATCTAAGAGTATTGTCATAATTATTGGAATCATAGTTTAAAGTAATCGAGGAATAGCTTTGGTCTAAACTAAACAGCTTATCCGCCCATCCATTTAGGATAGGAATAATATCTTGCTCCTTCCTAAGAGGAGATTCCGTCTTTAGCATATAATAGATGAGGTTTGGTAAATAGGACTCGTACAGTTCTTGTAGCCCACTAGTGGGGTCTGAGATACTAAAGAGAGAGGATGGAACAAAAAGACCTATAACATACTCAATGGAGTTTCTTGTTCCTTTTGCTTTGTAAGCGTAAATGGCTCCACGAAGTTGTGACCTCCAAGTATCTTTGTTATCAGTTAGGAACTCCCATCCGAGATAGCTTGCAAGGTACTCAAGGAACTCTTCGGGACACTCTTCAATATCAAGAAGATCCTTGATATCCCGCGTAAGGATATCCACATCATAAATACCATAGCTTAGGGCGCGTAAGAACTTACTAAACGGACCAGCAGTTTCTCGTCTGCTTTGGATAACTCCTACAAGAGAGTCTGATAAAAGGTCATCAAATCTAGAGGCTTGGGTTTCATCAGGAGAAACCCAAACTTTTAGGTTTGTATGTAGACTATTAAGAGCTAGTTCTCCAGAAGTATTTACATTTGCGCTGAGAACACTATTTGGTTGATTCCACGGGTAAGGTAGGAAATCATCAATTTTATCCGTCAAGAACCCAGAGTCCTCCCTGTTTCTCCACAAGTATTCAAAGATATCTTTTACTCCGTCAAACTCTGTATACTCCTTACCGTAATACATTTTGTCAGACAAAGATGAAAACAAAACACTACTTAAATCGTAACCTACTCCAGCTTGAGTTCCACTAGTGTTGAGAATGTAGACCCACCCTAGCCTGTTTAAAAGCTCTGCTTCTACGAGTGCTACCGTGTTTTTATCTAAGTCTACATTTGCACTGAACCCTTGAGCGAAAGTAGCGTCAACATTATTTAGTTCGATTAGGGGAAGTGCCGAAGCCAAAAGGAAATCCTCAAACTCCTGTTTATTTCGGAATCCTGAGATAGACTTTCCTAATGGCTTCAACACAAATCTTGAGAAGTCATCAGGGCTAACCCGTGTGGATTTACTTTCCGGGTTAAAGTATTTGAAGAAGGAGCTAGGGGCAGAGAAATTGTCAGGAAGGGGGATGTAAGAGCTTGCTTGAAAAGTTGCGTTCAACAAGCTATTCAGTACAATATAAGAAAGATCTTTTTCCTCCCCATATAGTTGGTACTCTTTCTCCCCATAAAATTCAGGAACATTTCGTTCAACAACTTCAATATAGTTGGAACGAAAATGTTCTTGATCTCTTTTATCCCTGCTGCTCATTTTATACTACCTCTACTTGTAACTCAAAGTTGTTTAGTTGAATAAGTTCGTTGTAGTTTACAAATATATCAGATGGGATGTTGTTTATTCTAAAAAACCTCACCTCTGGAATAGAAATAACTTCTGCTATAACATCGGCTAAGGAAAGTGATTGTCCAAAATCCCTATTATCCACATTAAAGTATTCGGTTAGTTTGTTTGCGACTTTTTGTTTAATTGATTCCTCAAATGATGTTTTAGCAGAGTCTATAAAAAGAGTAGCATTGATGTCTATAGTACGGACTACGCCATCATTTATAACTACTTCATCAGTAAGCATTTTATACTTCTTGAAATAATCTTGAAGCTCTTTTTTGAAAGCAATGGATGCTCTTTCTACTTGTAAATCAGACGCTTTTGCTAGTACAAAAATATCTACGACATTCGCAGCCGCGCCAGATTTTCTAAGGGTCGCCATAGCCTTTGCAGTGGTCCCTGCTGTGCCTATGAAGGTATTTGCTAGTGTGGTGTAGTCTTCTCCAGTAACGGCTCTGTACTGCGCCTTGAAGAAGTTTGGAGCGTACCTCTTTGCCTTGGCTACAGACTCGGCTTCCGCTCCCCCAGAACCTTTAGTGGAGTTTATAATTGTTCCTTGTATTCTGGTTGAACCTTCTAGAACTTCTATGTTTTGGTCTAGAAGTTCTTTCGCAATGTTACCTCTAGATCCTCCGCCAACTCGATAGGATACAATGTAACTTGCATTAGGAGCGGGAAGTCTTCCAGTGTTTCCGTCACCAAAGGTTAAGGACACACCAAAATCAGGCAAGTATCTCTTTTGAAACACGGGGTCTGAAGTTCCAGATGCCAAGAACAGATTTTGAATTTCGTTGTAAATCACTCCCTCAGACGAGGAAACAGAAATGCTACCCTCAATAATACTAGGCTCATCAATACGAACTTCTTGTTGAGTGGTTACTGAAGCAAAAGTTCCAAGTTCAGATCGTAGGGTTCCTTCCAAAAGAAAGAGATTATTGTAAACAAGACCAGCACCGCCCTCGGAATCTGCAAGGTCTAGTTGAAGGTCTGGGGTGTCAAGATCAATGCCTCCATTAGCATTTTGTTTGTACACGGTAAAAACAACAGAACCAGGGTCTCTGTTATTCGCAACAGTGAAAACCCTGTTTGATTGAGATAAAGATATTGCTCCCGTAGCTGCCGTATTAAGGGTGATCTTTCCAGTTGCCTTAGCACTCGTCGGGCCTCTCATTTCCACGCCAATAAGACGAAGAAGCCGACGAAGATTGTCTTGGGACTTTACGGTGTCCAAGTACATTTCATTGGCGGTCATATCCGTGCGAAGTGTTATTGCAGCCGCCATGTACGCAAAAAGCTCAATCAACATTTGCCCGAGGTCAGAGGTGGAGAAGTTGTCGTAATCTAAAGGGTAGACTGCTCTGAGATAGTTTTGTAGGGCGATTCTATAATCTTCAAAGTCAGCGATAGCATAATCTATAAGATCAGCTTTTCTGTTATCTTTGACCCCGCCCAACTTTAGGAAATCTGTCTCAATAGTGCCGTCAAAGCCAGACACATTAACACGACCATTAGCTAGAAACTTAGAAAAAGGATCGGTAGGCATTATACTAGTATCTCAATAGTCTCTTCCGACAAGAAATCATTCTTGGGCGCAATGGTTAGTCTGATATACATTTTATTTGTCTCCGCCTCTTGCTGAACGAAAAGCTCTTTTACTATAACCCTAGGCTCGTAAGTTCTAATAGCCTCGGTAATTTCCCTCTCAAGTTTTTTCTCTAATTGGGAATCGTTAGGTTCAAACACAGAGATTCTTAGGGAGGTTCCCCAAGTTGGGCGCATGACTCTTTCCCCAGGGGCTGTCATTATTAGCTGTTGAATACCATCTCTAAGAGAGGTTGCACCCTCATTTGCTGTTGCGTATCCACCCGCTCCATCTTTTCGGAATGGAAAGGCGAGGCCGGAGAGTTTTTCTCTCTTGCCTGTCGTGAGGTACTGGAGTTTGAAGTCGCGTGGCATACTAGGTTACAATATTCTTAAAAAAGTCTCTTTGAGCTTCGTAGTTATTATCTACCTCTTTATTAGTTAGGGGTCTATCGTAAATCTTAAAACTTCCTATATGTCCATCTAGGCCGCTTCTTGGGATTACCCTGTCTTGGGTGTTGGAGGATAGCGGAGGTTGGTGCTGCCCCACAATGTATGTGTTTGAGTTAAAGGTTTCGGTTGCAACTGGATTATAAATATTTTGCCCTTGATAAACACTATTTGTATTAGAGCCTAAGAATCCCATTGGCTTGTAAGATTGCCCATCAACCGCCCCTAATCCATCAGTGAACCCCCCACCAATAATCCAAGGAGTAAAGACTGGAAGGTTATTTCTTACCCTAGTAGGCTGCTCAGTCCAACGGGAGTCTCCTAGCCAGCTTTCAGAGTATGCAGGATTATTTGTTATCCCAGCCCCCAAACTTAAATCTTGTTTTACGGGAGTAGGTAGTTTTATATCGTTTATGTTCAAGCCAAAGACTTCAGACATTGAAGAAGTAACGAGAGATTCTCCGTCCAAGAAGAAGGATATTTGGTCTTTGGCGCGATCAAATCTAATCGCTACATGACAGAATCCTGCGCTGACATCCCCAATTCCTGACCCATTAGAGTTAGAAAGGGAACTAGCAATCGTCATTCCTAAGGCAGAGGCTTGACCGCTTACTGGAGCGGTTACTCCATCAGGGTACTTCTCAGCCAAGCAAACGCTATGCCCCCAGTTCTGAGTTTCGCTAGAGGACTTTGAGTTTTGGCCCACAGTAGGCGCAATAATAAACTCAAGCCCGGAAGAAGAATAAGGCGATGTGGCTTCTGGACTCCCCCTATCCCGCCAACCCATAATCATTCCCAGGGTTTGGGAGGCATCCTTATTGGATGCGTTTACCCAAGTGCTTTGGGATGGGCTGCTGTTTTCATTAGCTAGTAGGAGTCGGTATCTATGGGAGTCTGTCATATCACTCCAAACATTTGGAACATGAACCCATGCCTCTATCGTAGCACCTTCTCCGGCATAAAAAAGATTGTCTAGACTACGAGAGCCAGTGTAGGCTTGATTTGTGTCTTGGAAATCTTTTGCAATATTTGGAAGTCTTACATAAGAGCCTTTTACTTGGGTGAAAAGAGTGTTGTACTTCCCATCTGCATCAAACAAAGTTCCTCCGAAGTAAGGAATGCCAACTCCACTAGGAAATGCAAAAGAGTTGTCATACGCAACAATCTTAGCATCCAATCTAGTGGATCCTTCAGCATAGTTATTTTGGAAAAAATCGTTTGATGAAGGCGAGGTTGTCGCTCCTGGATCTAGAAAATTATAACAAAGTAACAGACCTTCCGTTGTTATATTATCAGTCAGTGATTTTACCAAAGGGCTATAGTTGGCACTAACAGAAGTAGTTGCGGTTCTGTGAACAAAATCAGCAACAGACGGTGGATCTACATAAAGATCATTCTTGAGAGAGCGAGGCTTTACTGGCGAGACAACATAGGACGGCTGATATGGCAATACTACATCGTCTAAATCCTCAGAGAACAAAGTTAGTTTTCTCTGGAATCCTACGGGGATGAACTCAGATTGAAGATAGCTGAAATCATTTACGGGAATGCGAGGTATCTGTTCATAGTATCCTCCTCTAGCAATCACTACATCGGGACCAGATTCTTCAGTAACTCTTTTTAAGTTAGTATCCCAAAGAAATCTATCTCCGTTTTCAAGAGTAAATAGATCTATTCCTTTGTCTGGAGTTTGATCTTGGTCAAGGCTTTTCTCAAAGGATTTACCCTTACCCCGTTTAAAAACAAAAACTAACCCTTCGCCATAAGGGTGGGTATTATTAGTGACAAAAAAAGTCCTCCCTCCAAATAGCGCAGCAACTTGAAGCTGCCTTCGTCTTTTTTGTATTTTTTTATCGTAGATGTTTGCGGTTGAACCTAGTTGCTGGATGTACGCTTGTACCGTAGCATCTGTATTATCATAACCTAAGCCAAGAAGCTCAGAAATATAACCGCTCACCTCATTTAGGTGTGACTGCTTATCTGATATAAACTGGTCAAGCAAATCATCATTTTTATAAAATACCTCAACCTGTTCATTAGTTTCAAGGTCTGCATTGATATCAAAGATTGTACCTACAACCTCGATGGCATCGTCTTCTGTGTAGGAAACACCTTTACCACCTTTGTTTGGCGCAAAATCTAGATTCCACATTTGAGACGATACGGGAAGCGTGTCTATCTCTGGTACACTACTTGTTGTTCTAGAGTCATAGTAAAGACCATCCTCTGACAAAATATACTTGCCTTGGGTGCTGATGGGAGGACCAAACGCCAAGTCGAACCTAGGTAGAGTTGCGTCGATGCCTTCCGCAACTACCTGTGCCTTTAGCTCTGAGAGTAGACGAGCGTTCTCTGCGAACGGTTGGATGATTTGATTTTCGACATACTTCTCATGCGAGATCAAGGCTTTAGCTGCCGTATCGGATATCTCGCCGTCTAGCGCGTCGATATTGAATCTTGGGTTAGGGGCAACTCCGTTCTTTCTCTCGTCTAGGATTGTTACGATGAGGTCTATGGATACCTGGATCTTGGTTACTTCGTTTGTTAGGGTAGCTCTTAGAGCCTCAAGCTGTACAACCTTTGCGTTCGTAATATCATTTTGTGCATCAAGAGCTTCCAGACTTTGATCTTGAAAATAAGAATCAAGTTCTGACTCTAGGATGTCCAGATCAGCCTCGTCTGGAGTAAACTCAGTTGAGCCAGGAACATATACTGGATCCCCATTAGCGTTTGAGAGCGGGTCTCTTAGTGCTTCAATGGCTGTCTTTGACGCAAGGGAGCCACCTATCATACCACTCTTTTGATCCTGACTAGTCTTGGCGGAGCCAGCGGAAGATACAGTAACCCTACCCCTTTGTGGAGTTCTTACAGAATACTCCCCTGTGATTTTGGATATCTTCTTGTCTGAAGAAGACAAAGCCTTTTGTTTCTCAGCCTTGTCCAAAGTGAGTGATTTCTTCAAACCAACGAGAGTGTTGGTAGGAAGTAGTCTTAGGGATCGTTCGCTGAATGTCATATTGTAGATACTATGGATAGTTTGCTAATTGCAGCTACTAAATGGGCTTCATTACAACTAGCTTTGTTTCCTGTTATGGCGACCATCTTTCCGCTGACAGTAAGTTTAGATGCTGCTACGACGGACCAGTTACCTTCATCGTCATCTCCAGATCCATGTGAGTCTCCTGTAGCTCCATCAAGCACAACCTCGTTTCCCTCTAAAATGAGTTTAGAGGAATCTAGGTTTGTGGTTATGAGGGAGGTCTCCACTTTAGAAAACCCTATGATAGCTGCGTCAGGCATTATACAATATCTACTCCACTATCAGTAATCGTCATGGTTGTTCCTCCCGTTGTCAAGACAATGGAGTTTGCGGACATAATAATCTTTGCTTTCCCCCCAGCAGTGAGAGTGATCGTTTTACCAGCCTCTTGGGAAATGCTTCCCTTAGCTGCCGTGTGATTGATGTCTCCAAATCCGTGGTTCTCCACAGCGTAATCGCCT